GTTGTTCTATCTGATTTTATAGCTTCTTTCATGTAAAACGCTATAACTTTTTCTAGATGTTCTTTGAAGGCTCTTGCCTGATCTCTTATCTCTGGAGAGGCTGTATCACTAACCTCTACTATTTTATCAGAACATCTCTTGGCTATTTCTTCTGGTGTAAAGCCTCTGTTCTCTGTTGTATGTACGTTGACTATAGGTGTTTTGGGTAGTTCCATTAACATTACATTATCCTTGGTTCACCGTTTCTGTAACTATCTCTTTTGTTTCTGCCATCAGCTAGATTTCTTAATCCCTCTAACGCTTCTTCGTAGCGTGTTTTGTAAAAACCTACTATGTCTGGTTCACCTTTCATAAATGTAGATGCCTCAACTAATGTTCCGTATAGCAATGTTGACTCTGCATTGTCTCCAAGCCAGGAGGTTGATGATGTAACTATTGATGGTGGATCATAATAGTAATGCAGTTGCACTGTGTATGTTGAATCTGGTGTGGGAGCTATCAAAAAGTTATCCCCATCAAACAATGAGTAGTACACAGGGAGACCTGATGTTGCGGTAGCAGGATATGCTTCTCGAATAAAATTTACATCTTTCGGTAACAAAAACGAATAATTGCTACTACCATCCACTACAGCAATAGAGAATACAGCAAGAAAATCTGTTGGCTTTGCTAGAAACCTGTTACTTGTAGTAAGAGATGTAGTTACGTTCTTTCTGAGTTCTGGGATAAGAATAGATCGGTATATTCTTTCTTCCGTTTGCCTGACGAAGTTAGGAATATTATTAACAAAAGTAGTTTCGGTGTTATCTGTGTATTCCTTGATCGCATTTGTTAATTCTGTATAATTCATTTCTTGCTCTTTTTGCCTGCGTATAGATTATCAAAAATCTGATTAACATCCAAGACATAATCTAAATCAGACTTTGAGTAGTGTATATGCTGTGATGGTAAGAAATCTGGAGGTCCGTCACCTGTCTCAAACCATGCAGGATGCGTTACCCTTACTCTATTATTAGGTAAAGCAACAATGTTACCTGTCAATTGACCTGCATCTAACAATTCTAGCACATGGCTTTGCTTGTGTTGAGCAGGGTCATCTGCTATCTCACTGTCTGTATAGTCCACAGTAAAATAGTATTTCGCAGGATAAAAATTTCCATCTATTTTAGCTAACCAAGGACATGGTGTAGCCCTGTCCAAAACATATACCTCGTGGGTTCGGGAGGAACAATCCCAAGGCTGTGCTAAATGAACAGGCATGGGTTCTGCCCACTCCTCGACTGGAGTGTCTGCTACTAAAGCTGTAATAGGCATCCTAGCCCACATTGCTCCACCATGTACGTTAGGATCGTCAGTGTCGTCTGTCTCACATCCTGTAAATATAACCTGAAAACTTAAACATCTGTTTGGCATACAGGTTACTGCTATAGCCATAGCGTGTAAAAACTCTCCATGATACTTTTGATGATTGTGGGTATATTCTCTTCTTACCCAACACTTGAAGTGTGGAATATTGCTTTGTAAAAATGCCATTTAACTCACCGTTATTGTAACACTACCTACTGATGCAAATAATGTTTCTATTTTTTTATTAAAATCTTCTGATTGTGGAACTCCTACATGAAGCTCCAAAGGCTCAATTCTATCTGGTCTTGCGTTTCTTATAGATTGACTGTCGTCTGTTTTTACTCTTCCCACAAAGTTTTGCGGATGATCTCTATCTGCTACATCTCTTCCAACCCTAGACCCTGTTCTTTTCCCATTGTTAAATTCAAATACTAGTTCATCTATTGGATATCTGAATCCAGTTCTATCGCATATTCCGAATGCGTATTTACCTTTTGCTCTCGTCATAATTACCCTACGAAGAACGTATTGTGAGGAACAAACTTAATTGATGCTGTTTCAGTGTCCTCACCTGCCGCCAATTCAAACTGAAACTCATATTCTTGTTTTAAAGCCTGAACTCTACTAGATACTTCTGGTCTTTTCATTGCTATGTAATACGCTAATCCCGATACTAAACAAGGAACAAATCTAGGAGGAACAAAGTTGGTTGTTGTTCCTGTTATTCCAGAAGCTATGCTATCAATTCCTTTTAATCTAAAAAATGCTAACGTATACGTTGTGTCTGGCACTGGATGCAATGTTACTGTTGTCGAGCCTGATAGTCTTTGAACAAATATCTGTGTAGGCTTCCCTTGAGTATTTTTATTTGATTTCTGAGCAAACGTAGACACGCTTATTCTACTAACATTTGTGTCAAGTTGTGACGTTCCTGTTCCTGTTCTTATAGTTTGCTCTATTATATCTATAGTATCCGAAGGCATAGTATAAGTGGCTGTTCCTGCTGATAATGATAAAGTTCCAGACTCTATGGTAAAAAGATTTATACCCCTGTTTTGCCACTCTAGAGTTAGAATTTGGAAGCTTCTCCTTGCGGTCTTTAAGTCATATCCAGACCTCATTTCTAACCCTGCTCGTTCAAAAGCTTCTTCAAATAGTTCTGGTAAATCTGGGGTTACAACTGCCATTTTATTTCCTTAAAAGTTACCTATAACTTTTTTTGTATTATATATTAAGTAATTATTTAAAGCTATCATTTAATGAATCCACAACACTATCTATATTAGGCTCTGTTCCACCAGGTTCGTACTTACATTGATATTCCATTGGACATTGACCCTCTACAACCAGACTATATGTGTCGTTTGCTCCTTTATATAAACACACTTCCTGTCCATTTTTTGCCTTCCTTCTTTTATATCTACGACACGTTATATACTTAGGGTCTTCTCTTATTCCCTTTCGTACTTCTTGTTCCCATGTCCAGTCACTAAACTTCTTTAAAAAGCAGGTAAAACAATTCTTAATATTGTCTGATTGGGCAAGATATATGACTCCTTCATCTACACACAACCACTCAAATGTCTCTTGACCACCATGCTTTCTTACGCAGTTATCCCCACCAACCTCTATCAAATCCCATGAGGGTGTAGACGAACCCGACAAGAACAACAGTGCCAACAGCAAGCACAATCGTGATAGCAACGATACCGATAATTTTTTCTCTAAATATCTTTCTATCATATATTTCTTTCTGTCTTCTTTTTCTTATCTGACCTTCCATAGCCAATAACTCATCCCATGCTTTAGAGCCGTGAGTAAACATTAAAAACTGTTTAAGCTCATACCTTTGTTCTTCTAGTTTCTTTTTTGCTGTGAAAGACTCTATCGCTTCTTGCTCTATGGTTCCCCCACTAAATACTTTACGAAACATAGTGGGGTTTTTTGCAGACTTGTGAGCTGCGTCTACGTCACTTACAGCACCCATCCATCTGGAAAGGTCTTGCGACATGGCTTCTAAGTCTTTACCTGCGGCAAAGGCTCTCTTAATTCCATTAAATGCCGTACTCGCTGTAGCAACAGCGGCAGAGATCGTTACTGGGTCGAACAATTTAGTATGTTTTTCGCATCTTCAGAGTAATTGTATAAGTATCACCGCTAGAGTGACCTACGGTTGTGAAGTCAATATCGCCTGTCTTTCCAGACCCTGCGTTATTTATCAAACCGTTAAACTCACTGTAGTCGTGATGACCACTCTGATTTTCACCTAACTCTATTATAAAAGCATCAGATGTTGCATCGAAAAACAACCTCACTTTCATGCCTATGCACTGCCACCAAATCTTTTCAATGGCGACACTCGTACAAGTATCGCCTCTGATATTTGTGTTCAATGCACTGACATCGACCTTTTTAACCGCTGATTCGCCTGAGCCATCAGAAATATTAGTAAATTTCATAATGACATACTTATCGCCATCAAAAATGGTTTGTGATGTTACTGCATCAGCCATTGTTTACCCCCCTTAGAATACTGAATATTCTAGTTCAACTGTAAATCTTCCTGCTGTTATGTCAGCATTAACAGTGGTTGTAGCTCTGGCATATAGATGCACATTTGCAACAGCAGCCGTTACGTTTGGTACAAAGATGTGATAGTTACCTGCTGAGTTATTGAAGTTAATATCTATCTCTGTAATGGACTGCGTGGCACTTAGCTGTTCGTGGAAAGCCGTTACACCTGCACCCACAATCTCTGTGCCTGTTACTCCTGCGTTTGTGGCTGTACCAGAGGTTGCGCTTAACGCTAGGTTACCTGCAAGTGTTTGACCTGCTGCTGTGGTTATGCCAATTAACGCTCTGTGTACAAATATTTTTGATGGTGTTACCAAATCATCAGGTGCATCTACGTTTAATGTTCCTAATTCTACAAGGCAGTCACCGTCTGCATATGCGGTTGCCGCAGCATTTGTACTCGCAAGAGTTCCTGCGAAAGACTGTATCTTCCTAGTACCCATAGATATAAGTTGACCTGTTGCATTAACAGAAAAACCTGTCTCCGTAATAGTACCTGAAGTTGCGTTTTGATTTATTGTTTTAAATCCACCAGTTGATCTAACTGGTCCTGAAAAAGTTGAATTGCCCATGTGTATCTCCTTGTCGTGGCAAATGTCAGCTTACGCTGTCAAGGTGAAATTAAAAGGGGGCGATTTCTCGCCCCCAAGGTTTACTAGCTTACGCGGCTCCTGTTGTTCCGAAAATTCCAAGAGGATCAGACACACCGAAAGAATATCTTTCTCTCGCTTTGTATCTTACGTTTCCTGTGTTGAAATCACCGTCCATACCAGTTGCCATAGGAGTTCTAACGAAATGCTTCATTCCGTTAGGAACATCTGTGATTAAGAAGAAAGCATCGGTATCTGTTAGATAATGATTAACTCTAAAGCCCTCTGGAATAGACCCATTAGACTTGATAGCGTTTAGATCGTTATCAGCAGTTCCTGTTCTCAAATCTGTTTGCAACAATCTTGTTGCTGTAAACATCAATGCAGGAGGTACGATTAGCTTCCTTGGTTTTGCTGCAATCAACAGTCCTCTTTCATCTACAAACGCTGCAATATCGATTACTGCTTGCTCAAGAGATGTTTCGTTGAGGTCTGATGCTGTTGACAGTTGATTTCTATTGTTACCGCCTGCCACTGTTGGGTGGGCTGAACTAAATAAAAATGCACCATCACCAGATGTGAAAGTATCAAAACCAGTGTTTAGAAGTGCCGCTGCCTTGGTTTGCTTTGTGTAAGCCATACCTCTTGCAAGAGCCTTTGTATAACGTGCTGATAGGCTGTCATACAAATTGTCTTCCATAGCTTCCTCTGTAATAGAGAAACCCATAGCCACTGTCTCGTGATTAAAACGAGCAGTGAAGGACTCTTGTGCTACATCGTAAGAGATAGATGCACCTTCCTGTTTAACAGGAGCTGCA